TTTTGAGTAAAAGCGGTAAACGATGAAGATAAAAAAAGGGGTTAAGCATTATTTGCCTAACCCCTGATTTATTTGGTGAGCCCTGTCGGGATCGAACCGACAACCTACTGATTAAGAGTCAATAATAACCTATATTTAATTAAATTGAAAACAATTGTATTTTTTAAGTATATCTTATAATTACTCCATTTTATGACATATTTTATATTGACTTCCATTGATTCGTGTTGTAATAATTTGGCTACATATTGGCTACATGGAAAATACTGACAATAAGTTAGTTGGTAAAATTGACATGTTAATAAATTATTATTTTGTGAAAATGATCTACTGATAAGAATCAATAGGTAAAAAACACATGTAGCCAAAGGGGGCCTATGGAGCGCGAAAAATTGACGATTGAACGGATCAAGAGATTCAATTGTCCGCCGGGGAAATCGCAAGTTTTTTATTGGGACAAAGATGATCCATTGGCGGTAAGAGTTACGGCAGCGGGTGTTAAATCGTTTGTCTTTGAGGGAAAGTTGGACACAGGCCAAAAAAGCAAAATAACAGGCAAGGCCTATGCATCAACAATCCGAAAGACAATTGGTAAGGTTGACAATTGGACAACTAACGAAACAGACCGCAAATCAATTGAGGACGCCAGGAAAGAGGCGCGGCGGCTTCAGGTGTTACTTGATCGGGGAATTGATCCACGGGAGCAAGAACAGGCACAGAAGGCGGAAAAAGCCGCAAAGATAGCTGCTGTTGAGGCAAATCAAAAATATACCTTGAAAGCCCTGCTTAAGGCCTATACGGATCATCTTGACGCGCAAGGTAAGACAAAATCAGCAAAAGCGGCGCGGTCTGTGGTTAATGTCCATGTTTTGGGTGTTGACCCTACCCTATCGGCAAAACCGGCAAACAATATCACTTCGATTGAAATAGCCGCTTTAATCCGACAGGCATGGGAAAAGGGAAAAGAACGCACGGCGGGAATTCTCCGATCAACAATAAGCGCGGCCTATAATTGCGGACGAAGAGCGGCATTTGATACAAAACTACCCAGCGCATTTATTAAATTTAACATCGTCAGCAATCCGGTGGATGTTATTCCTACCATAGCCGTTAAAGCTGGCAATCGGACATTGAGCAAAGATGAATTGAAAAGCTATATGGCCGCTCTGCGGAGTGATACCGTTGACATGGCCCTTAAACTGGGTTTGTTTTCCGGCGGTCAAAGGATGGCGGCATTATTGAGGTCAGAAATTACTGATTGGAACGAAGATACTAAAATCCTTCGCTTGCTAGACCCAAAAGGAAAGCGCCGGACGCCGCGTGAACATCTTTTACCGTTGGGGCCGGTTGCGTCGTCTGTCGTGATAGAGCTTGTGAAACAGGCAAAGGTAAAAGAGACTGCCCTGCTTTTCCCTTCACGAAACAATAAAACATCGATTCATGATTCTATGCCTGGGCCGCGCGTGTCAGAGATTGCCGCTGCTATGGGCGGAGATCCTTTTGACCTTCGAGACGTCCGTCGGACAGTTGAAACCATGCTGGCCGGTTTGGGCGTGAGCCGTGATATTCGGGCGCAGTTGCTAAGTCACGGAATATCCGGCGTCCAGGCGCAGCACTATGACCGGCATGACTACATAAAGGAAAAACACGCTACGTTAATCAAGTGGGAGCGCTATCTGAACAGAATTGCTATCAACGAAGAAGAAAGCAAGGTCATTGAATTCAAATCAAGGATTTAAAAATGAAACCAAAGGCAAGGAACACGACTACTAAAATGCAAATTGATCTTGATGTTGCGGTAAAGCTTATGGAAGAAAACGAAAAACTGAGAGAAAGATTATATTATTTCCTTGATATGTGGGGCGATGCTTATTCAGCATACAATCAGCCCAAAAAGCGGCAGGATGAACGGGCGCGTGACGCCTTGTCAATACTGGGTTTCACGAAACAAGGAAAACGGCAAACATCACCCGCTTTTAAAGATATTCTATTTCACGTTTATTTACAATGGACATTAAAACCAGAAATTAATATCGACGAAATAAAAAAAATATATCCAACCATTCAAACATCAACAAATCCTTTGTCGGAACGCGAAGCAATTTCTCTGCTTGCGGAAAAATATCAAATGTCACTCGGAGCCATCCGGCAGCACATCAACACGTATATGATCAGTGAACGTCGCCGATTAAAGAGCGCTGATTTGCCTACCGATTTTTTGAAAACCCCTCCCAAACTTTAACTGGGTATAAATGACACGTGTCATAAATACCTAATATCATTCATTTTTTACCTTGCATAAAACTTAATCTATGTTAAATTGAAGTCAACTTAATAACAATAGGGGGCTTCAACATGACAGAAAATATTTCCATATCGACAAAGGAATTGGCGTCGCTGTTTCGAGTGGATAGCCAAACCATTCGGCGCGGCTTCTGTGTAAACGGTCATTACATGGGTCTAAAACCCCTAAAATTGCCCAATCGCCGTTTGTTGTGGAACAGCAGCGAGGTGCGGAAAATCTTGGAAAATCGCAATGCATAAAGGAGCTGGACTTAGATGGATTTGAATAGCTTACCAGAAGAGGCACGAAAAGCGATTGGCGCTCTTTGTCTGTATGGCCTGACTGAGTCGCTGATTGATCCACCATCACTATCTGTATTTACAGCCGCTTCGCGAGTTGTTTTTACTGAATCTGATGAATTTCAGAAAATCGCTGATTTGCTATCAATCGATGTTAATCTGCTTCGAAAGAATGTCTTCGCTCATCTGGAGGCTTCTGGTGTTCGATGCCAAGGGGAATTTTATCATTGAAAACGATGAACGTCTGCCATGAAATCAAGAAACGTTCAAAGCTTCAGGCTTGTGAATATAGGGGCCTGCCTACTTTGAAAATAGAAATGATGAAACTATGCCCTGCCCTGCGTTGCGTTTGGGCTGATGTAAACCCACAAGCCTATTTCAATAAATCTCTTTTAAGAGGTAACATTATGACAGTCACGAACCCCGCCTCAGATATCGCAACTTTTTTCCGCCGTGAATTCCGCAAAATTTCGCTTCATCGGCGCGCTTCGGAAGAGATCATCGGGGCCATTTTAAAATTCTGTGCGCAGCCTTCTAATGAAATCGTACTTCGGTTTGATGATAGCTGGCCGGTTTCCGCCCTCCAGATCACCGCCGTCAAGCACCTTATCAAACTATTCATCCAGAATTTGAAAAATGAGGTCCAAAACATTCACCGGCGGGAGGCGATGAACTAGCGTGGGGCGAAATCTGACGATAAAGGCCGTGGCGGACCTTCTGGGCGCTTCAACCCGAACTGTTTACCGGCTGATTGCCGATGGCGAACTGACCGCCTTCAAATTACGCGGGGCGCTTTTCCCGTTTTCACTGTCCCAACTTTGGGCACTGGTTAAACGAGGTGAGTTTCCGGCACCCGTGAAGCTCTCCGAACGTTGCAGCGCATGGTCAATCAGCAACATGAAAGCCCGTGCGGAAAAATTAAGAAGCTAAAACTAATAAGGGGAACAAACAATGATCAATCACCAAACCCTTGAAGCTAACCATCAAGCGCTTAATGGCCTTAAACTTGTTGCAGGCTGTCTTCTTGACGAGATTTCGCGGGAGAGGCGCGCCGGACGGGCGACGGAGAAGCTCGAGGCTTCGCTTGACCGGATTCACGCAAAGGCGAGAACCCTGAATACGGTGAACGTGAGCTTGGCGCGAAATATTTATTTGAGAGGAGAAATGCCGTCATGCACCGGCACACCCGTTTTCACAAACTTTCACACATCAACTTTTTTGGGAGGAAATAAAAAATGAACCAGACAAAAAATCTTCACCCCGCAACATCACCCGACGCGCCCATTTACCGGGGCGACACTGTTTCAGCGCTTGGCCAGCAGCTTATGGACATCCGGTTCGTAGCAATGGGTGCCACTTCCGGATCGGCAGCGGCACAGTCCGCACGATCACGGCTGGAAATGACACAAAACCGCAACCGGGAGATTTTGGAATCCCAGGCACGCAGCGAAAACCGCGCGGCGGGAACCGGCGGCCTTAACATCGCGACGCCTTCCGACGGCGGCTTTTTTCTACAGGCCGAAACATCGGCCGACTTAACGGCGGCGGGCTTTAACAATTCCGAAATTCTTAGCCGTTGCGATTCTCGGACGCTCAAACCAGGCACACAAACCGCAAACATCGTTCTGACAGACGAACAGAGCCGGGCCACCGGATCGCGGCATGGAGGAATCCGCATTTATACGGCGGCGGAACTTGACGAGATTACAGAGAGCAAGGTGAAAACGCGCCTGGCGTCTATTGAGCCGAAGAAGCTGACGGGGTTCTTCTATGCTTCCGACGAAATTTATGACGCCGCTTTTTTTGGCGCAGAGGCGCGAAAGGCGTTTATCGAAGAGTATGCCTTTGTTTGCCAAGATCAGGTCATTAACGGAAGCGGCGCGGGTGAAGCGCTGGGCGTTATCAATGCCGTGTGCACTATCGAGGTTTCAAAAGAATCCGGCCAAGCGGCAAAAACGCTTCTGCCGAAAAACATCACCGCAATGTGGGCCAGTTATCACGGCAGCGCCGAAAATGCCGTTTGGCTGACTAATCGCAACACAAGCCCACAACTGGATGAACTCATCGTTATCGCCGGATCGGGCGGAGCAATACCGGGGATTGTTCAATATTTTCCGGGCGGGATGTATATTAAGGGCGCGCCGGTTATTGAGATTGAACAGTGTGCCACGCTTGGAACCGTCGGCGATATTATTCTTGCAGATTTCAGTCAATACACCACAGCCAATAAAGGCGCGGTCAACGAGGTTATGAGCATTCACGTCAACTTCATATACGCGCAGAACGCTTTCCGTTTCATCTATTTTTTTGACGGTCAACCGCGCTTTGCGACGCCGATCACGCCATATAAGGGCGAAGTGGGCGCAAAAGCGAGTCCGTTCGTAACACTGGAAACGCGGTCATAACGAAACATGCAGCCTTTGATCTTTAATGGTCAGGGGCCGCCTTAAAACATACCCAACGGAGGAAAATCATGGTGGATGTGAATCAAGAATTTGCCGATTTCATTAAAAATAGTGAACTGGCCCAGGAATTTAAACGAAAACAGCGGAAGGACCTGGAAGTTATGCGCGCGGCCGCTATCGACGCGCGAACCCCTTGTGAAAAAGAACTGGAATCGGTTTCGTCACGGATTGCCGACATAAAAAACAATCACATAGCGGCACTGAAAGGGCTTGATGAGCAGAGAAAAGCCCTTGAGGGGATAACCGAGGATCAACTGCTCCCGCTTCGAAGCCGAAGCCGCGGGCTTGAGCGTGAAATCAATACCCGTAATTCTTTTCTTCTTGAAAATTATGAATCCGACATCCGGGACGGTCTGTTTTTTTTCCAGCAAAAACTCAGCGAGGCGTTGGCTACACAGCCAAGCCGTACGTTCACCACCGGAGACAAAAAACTTTCCGGTGAAGTCGAAATCATCTCTTATTCAAATCGCCCCGCTGTTTTGAATTGTGCCGAATACTGCCGGGCGGCCATCGTGGAACTCGAAGCAATGAGGCTTAATTCCGCCGGATGTGACGCAGAGCGCATCGAAACCCTCAAACGAGATATTCCCGATATGCGCAAAGTCTCCGAAAGTAGTGGCTGGATGAAATCCGCCAGGGCAGCGCGCGAACTATTGGGCACTTGATTTTTGCCGCGCTCTTTCCTTCCGGCAAAAAGCCGTCGCCGGAACGCTTACCAGTCTGACTGATTTCCGGCGGCGGCCAAATTAAATCCATTGTGGTTGAAAAGGGATAATGACGAACAACGAGCAATTAAAATTAGGAAATATACCTAATGAGCATTACTAAAAAACATCTAACTGATTCTGACCGTGATCGAATATGCCGCGAACTCTGTCACATTGAAAAGGGCCCTGATAAAAAAGGTGAGCTTTGGGGATTATGTCCTATTCATGGTGAGAGCGAAACAACGACTTCTTTATCATTTTCCTACAATATCAGCCTTGATATCTATCACTGCTTTAGCTGCGGCGCTGATGGCGACCTGATCAAACTCTATTGTGAAGTTAATCATCTGGGACAGAAAGACGGATTTAAATCATTCTGCGAAAAATACAATATTCCCCTTGGCGAAAATCATAACCATAATAAACAAGACGAGCGACCGGACGCGGAAATCAGCATTGAACAAATCATTGCCCTGATGCTGGAAGCCTGGGAAAAGTTCCCGCTACTGCCTGAGATCTGGCTTTCCCGCATGGAAAAAGAGCGCGGATGGTCCCGGCAATGGATGGAGATCCTTGATTTACGCCTTCAAAACACTAGGCTGGATAAAAAAACGGGCCGCCTGGCTCAAATATCAAAGCCGTTAAAGCTCGCCATTCCTATTTTTAATGAGCATGGTCAGCTTTCAAATATACGCCTATACGAACCGGGCGCGAAACAGTTCAAAATCATTTCCTTTGCACAATCGACCGGCGATGCTCGTCTTTTCCCGGCTAAACCGCAAGATGGCCCCGTTTTGCTATGTGAAGGCGAATCAGACACGATCTGTGCCCTGTCACACGGCTTCAATGCTATCACGCAAACATCAAAGCTCAAGATCTGGCCTGATGATCACCTGAAGCACTTTAAGGACCGGGATGTTGTTATCGCCTATGACGCGGATCAGGCAGGGCAGAAATATACACGCTTCGCTGCTGAGGCCCTGGCAGGGAAGGCGAAATCCGTCAGGGTTATCCAATGGCCTGCCTTCATGGGCGTGGACGAATCAGGGGCCGTTCCGAAGGATCATGGCGAGGATCTGACCGACTTCTTTGTCCGCCACAAGAAGACCGCCGCCGATTTGCAGGCGCTGATCGATTCAGCTCTGCCCTGGCAGTCCGGCCCCATATCATCTAATCAAAGCAAGCCTGGTGAGTATGTCGAAAATTCAAACGACGTTTTGCAGTTTTTCGATCATGGTGTTAACAACCGCTACTCGTTTAAACCGCGCCTTCTGGCTGAAAGAATTATTGCCGATATGAAGCTTCTGTCCGACCCGGAAACGGGTTTGATATTCCGTTGGACAGGCAAGGTCTGGGATATCTTCGATGAAGATCACGTCCGCCGGGTTGCCATTGAGCATCTGCGGAATGAATCACAGAAAAGCCGCGTCGAAGATGCAGTCTATCAGGTCAAGATGTTGTCCACAATCCCACATGGCCGAAAGCTGAACGATCGGGAAAACTGGATTTGCCTTGATAATGGCATGATCAATCTAACCACGTTCCGAATGGCCCCACATGATCCAGATTATCTATGCACATATAGCCTGCCGGTGTCTTTTGATCCAGACACAACCAAACAGTGCGTCCGGTGGGAAAAATATCTGCTGGAAACCGTTCAAACCCCTGGGCCGATTGCCCAGCTTCAAGAATTTGCCGGGTATTGTCTGACAAAAAATACGCTTTATCAAAAAGCTTTATTTCTTCTGGGCCCCGGCGAAGATGGAAAGAGTGTCTTTTTGATGATTTTAAAGGAAATGCTGGGGGAGGAAAACTGCGCAGCCGTTTCCTTTGTTGACCTGGAAAATGAATTTCATCGATCATCGCTATATCACAAGTTGATCAATGTCTCGACCGAGGTCGGCGCTACGGCTATCGAATCACCCTATTTTAAGGCCATTACCAGCGGCGACATGATCAATGCCGCCTTCAAGCACAAGAACGCATTCGCCTTCCAACCTTATTGTAAGCTAGCCTTTGCCGGGAATTCTTTCCCTAGAATCCGCGATAATTCACACGGATATTTCCGACGGTTTTTGCCGGTCCAATTTAAACGTCAGTTCCTTGAGGGTGATCCGCTGCGAGATCCGTATTTATTCGACGCATTGAAGGCGGAGTTATCCGAAATATTTTACTGGGCTTTGTGCGGATTGGCGCGGCTGCGTGAGCAAAAATTATTTACCACCTGCGATGAAACCAAGGCATTATTAATGAGCTACCGGCGCAGCAACAACCCGGTCCTATGTTTTACCGAAGATGAATGCAATTTTGGTGAGGATGCTTCGACGGAAAAGAAAGAATTATATGACGCCTATCGGAAGTATTGTGGGCAATATGGCTATATTCCTTTGAATTACGATAACTTTTTCCGGGAGCTGATGGCTTCGATCAACCACTTGAAGTTATACCGTCCTCAGATCAATGGTGAGCGTAAAAACAAGATCAGGGGTATTGAGATTCGGAGTTTTTCAAATGTCGATTAATTATCATTATGAATTCCGTTTTCCATCTGTCGCGGAAGCTGAGGGCGCTTTTTTCTTTTCGCCCTGCCCCGCGCCCCTGCGCCCCTGGCTGAGATACCCCTCCAGTATGTTAATTCCGCAAAAGCGTCAGGGGTGCGTCAGGGGTGCGTCAGACCAAATGTCGTTTTATGCTTTCGCAATATATTGTTTTAATAAGTTTATTTTTGGGCGTCAGACACGTCAGCCCATTTTCCAACATTATACACATGCGCGCATGCGCGCACGCGCGCGCGCGGTCTTTTTCATTTTCATTCTGACACTATATTTTGAATTTCTAAAAAAATGCCCTGACCAGGCTGACGCGCCCAATGCTGGCGCGAATGTTGGGTTGACGCAATGGCCGTTTTGGGCTGACGGAGGGCTTCCGCAGGCTGACGCGGACCATAATAAAGGGAGGTTTTTCATATGAAGGTCAATATCCAAATCACGGGGGTTAAAGAACTCATGAAGGCGCTGGATCCAAACAATGTCCGTCTGGCCACAAACGCCACACTAAACAAAGTGGCCGCCCAGGCAAAAACAGAGGCGTCCAGGCAGATCCGGTCAGAGTATAACATCAAGGCCAGCGATGTATCAAAGAACATGCAACTGACGACGCGTGCGCAAGGCAACCGGATGGAAGCGGTTATCTCCGGTTTTAAAAGGGGCATGGCGCTGGCTTACTTCGGCGCGAAGCAGATTGGCGTCAAGGCAAACAAGAATGATTTTCGATATACGCGCCGGGCCAAGGGTGGGCGCGGCGGAGCGGTAAGCGTTGAGGTTAAGAAAGGCGCGCGCAAGACCTTGAGTGGGCAACCTAAACCATTTATTACGAAGTTTGGATCGGGTCATATAGCCGTCGCCCAGCGCGAAGGCAAAGGACGTCTTCCGATTAAACAACTCATGGGGCCGGGCGTTGCTCTATTGTTCGGCAGCAAGAATATCATGGCCGCCACAAAGAAACTGATCAACGAAAAATTCAATGCTATCTTCATGCATGAGCTGGAATACCGCATGAAAAAATGACGGGTCCTTCCAGGGCATTGATCGTTTACGGGTACGATGCGGCGTGAGTCTTAAGAGGTTTGGGAAATAAATCCGAACCGGAAAAACGGAAAAGACAAGACATTTACAGTTTATCGCATTGACGGTTTAAGGGGGGGGTATGATCCACACAGAAGCTTTTGAGGCATTTAATGCAGAATTTTTTGACGAAACAAAATGCAAAGAATGGATATTAAAAAAGATGCATCCAGAGGGCGCTTTCTGTCCCAGATGTCACACGGCTATTGAAGAAGATCGCCGCCTTGAACATTTCTGGAATGGTGAACGGCTCCACTGTCTGGCCTGTGGAAAATATTTTTCCGCACTGACCGGCACAATCCTGAGTGGCGTTCACCTGGATCAACGAAGATTGTTCTTGATGATCACCTTATGCGGGGCCGGGATCAATGATAAAATCATTGCCAAAAAATTAAACATCTCACCGGAAAGCTGCCGACTTTGGCGGATCAAGTTTAAGAAATCGCCCTTGTTTTCTGGATAGTTTCTACAGATACAGCGAGCGGCGCGGCGGGGGGCGCGGGTAAAGGAAGCACTAACCAATAAAAAAGGATGGTTTAATATGAACGATGATATTGATAAAAGCGAAACAACGCTTCGAAGTGTTGCTGATGTGCATAAATATTTGAAGGCACATGCCTGGAAAATATCCAAGACTCAACTCTATGAGCATGTTGAGAGAAAATTTATTAAGCGGTCTGATGACGGACCTTTCTCTATTGCTGCTATCGACAAGTATGCCATGAAATATTTAAAGCGTGCCGATGGGTCAAAGCCATCAAAGGCGTTGGCCGATATCCAAGAAAAAAAATATGAGGCGGATGTTCGTCAATCTATGGCTAGCGCGGAAATGAAAGAAATTAAAATAAGCATCTTGAAGGGTGAATATGTTCGTAGGGATGCTTTTGAGCAAGCTCTGGCTGAAAGAGCGATGCTTTTCAAATATGACATTGAGACATTCTGTCGATCCAAGGTGGCTGCAATTGTTGATCTGGTTGGCGGCAATAAAGAGAAAATTCCAGACCTGATTGAATATTTATTGGAAGAAACCGCCAACTGGCTCAATCGTTACTCAGAAGATCGTGAATTTGAAATTCCGATGGATGCACAACCATCAAATGACGCTGCCTTGCTGTTGGATGACGACGAAGACGATAATGAAGATGACCCTACAAAATATCAAGCGTAGCGTGAATATTACCGGCGGCGGAACCTTTGCTTTCCAGACCGGCGAAAGACGCATATTTCGTGTTCCTGAAAACATCTCCACCGCGGAGTGGGCGCAGCGTCATAGAATGGTTGTGGACGGCGGGCGGAAAAGTTCCTGGCTCAATGATCGATCGCCATGCACATACGGCATTATGGATGCACTGGATCAGCCCTATATCCGCGAAGTCTATGTCCAGGCGCCGCCGCAAACCGTAAAAACGCAATCAATACTTAACTACCTAATGAAGCGAATCGATCAGGCGCCCACGTCGGCCATGCTGGTTATGCCTGATGAAAAATTGACCGGGCGAATCTTCAAGCGCCGGTTGATTCCATCCATCGAGGCTACGCCAAGAACAAGGGCGATGCTAAGTCCCAGGGCAGAGGATACGACACGTCATAATATTTTATTTATAAACGGGATGGATATCACCGGCGCGTGGGCCGGATCTGCGGCGGCCCTGGCTTCTGACGCGATGGAAGTGGTTATCCTGGATGAAATGAACAAATATCCGGCACCTCAGAATGACGAACCGAACGCCTTTGACGCGGCCAAGGCCCGGACAAATTCCTTTCCTTTCACATATAAAATTTATGGTGGATCGACACCGACCGGCGAAGAGGGACTTATCACCCAGACCATAAAAAAACGTGCTGATGAAATCCGCTATTATTATGCACGTTGCCCGATTTGCGGCGAAGAACAACGGATGTTTTGGGAAAATATTTCATGGGGAAAAAGCAGAGATCCGCGCGAAGTGATACGCAAGAAATTGGCGCACTATAATTGCCGGGCCTGCGGTATGAGGTGGGATGATTCCCTGCGAGACCGGGCCGTCCTGGCTACCATGAAAACCGGATGGCGCGCCGATGAGCCTGTTGAGCGGCCGCGCGTTGTCGCCTTCAAGCTTCAATCCTGGTACATCCAGAGCATGTCTGAAGCAGTGGCCGCGTTCCTGGAAGGTCAAGACGATCCGGAAAAGTTAAAATCATGGGTAACGCAACATTGCGCCGAAGAGTGGAAAGAAAAGGCCATCAAGAAGACAGAGAATGCCGTCCTGGAGCGCAAATCGATTTACCCGGCGTTGATTGTTCCGCCTGATGTTGTGGCGTTGACCTGCGGCATTGACGTACAGAAGGCAGGTTTTTGGTTTATCGTCCGCGCCTGGGAAGAGGACCTAACCAGTTATTTAATCCAGTATGGCTATTTGACGACCTGGGCGGACGTGGAGACACTCATTTATCAGACCGAATATAAGATTCATGAATCACAAAACACCATGAAAATATGGCGCGCCGGGATTGATACCGGCGGCGGGGAATCACTGGATAATGATTGGAGCCGGACGGAAGAGATATATCAATGGCTGAGAAAACAGCCCCAAGGCGCGGCGCAAAGAGTATATGGCATTAAGGGCGCAACACACATTAAGGCATTGGCCGCTAAGCGCATCAAGATAACAAAGATCGACACTTTGCCCAGCTCTCAGAAATTAATTCCAGGAGGTCTTGAGCTGCGGCTTCTTGATACCTCACAATACAAGGGCCTGATCCACTTCCGCCTGGGCCGGAAAGAAGCTACACTGGATGAACCCGCGCAAAGCCAGAGATTTTATGTTCATGCTGATACCGGGCTGGACTACGTCAAACAGTTATTATCTGAAGAGTGGCGTCAAGATCGTAAGAAGCAAATGCACTGGAAACAGGTCTATTATCAAAATCATCTTCTGGATTGCGAAATAATTGCGGCCAGCTGCGCCGACGCTGAATGGTTGCCGTCCCTGCAAATGATGGCAAACTACCTAAAAAATAAAAATCAAGCTGGTGGATCTCAAACTTCAGGCCGGCGCGTAATTAGTGCCGGCGTGGATGGGACCGGTTGGTTTCAGCGACGGAAATAGGATAAATACGAGAGGTAGCGGAAAAGTGGAGAATTGGGCAATACTGGCAGCCGAAAACTCAGCGTTTGTTTTACCTTACCTAACGGAACGTGGAGAGCCAGATCCGGTCATAGATGTTGCTGATATCGCCCGGCGAATCGAAACGACCTTCCACAACCAGGAAGCATGGAACCAGGCGATACATGAAAGCGGTCTGGATGGGTACGTGAAACTCTGGCTGATCGTCCCATCAAAAATAGTTTGACATTATTTTTCATGGGTGTATTCTGATCTTGCGAAAATTCTTAACCGGGAGGCCCTCCGTTATGGGTTTTGTTGTTTGTGGCACGTATTTATTTCTAGGTCATGGTGTTCTGTATCCGCAAGGACAGAGAGGTTCGTTAAGAGCCTTCGCAACGCCATGGCCTTTTTTTATTGAAAGGAGAAATCCACAATGATTAACGACGTAATGAAAATGCAGCAGATCATGTATCACATTCATGGACTTTCGGAACTTCTAAGCAGTCACCACTTCGAGGCGATGCAGCGGGATGATATCAGCCAGGCAACCGACCAAAATAGAATCAGTGAACCTCTGCTGACCATTGCGGATCTTATCAGAGAAAAAGCAGAATTATGCCTTGAAAAATTAGAACTATTTGAAGTTTATTTTCATGAAGCTGATAAAGAGGTGTAAGTTGAATCAGTTACGCGGTGAAAAGTGGCACGTATTTATTTTAGGTCATGGTGTTCTGGTATCCACAAGGGCCGGGAGGCTTTATATGAGTCTTCGCAATTCCATGACCTTTTTGTTTATGGAGGTAATGAAATGGCCGTGAGAGTAGGATATGTTGATAATTAGCGAGTTTATGTTTTTGATTGGCAATTAAAACCCGTTTTTGAGAAGGAACTTGATACGCAAGCCGTTCAGGTATTTAAACACAGGGACATCATAAAAATGCTGAATGGATTCTTAAGGAGAATAGAAACGGCAAATGATCAGAATATCAATAAAATGCATCTTTATTCTTTTCTTTGCGCCTTTGATTCTTATGATAAAGAGAATTTCATGCCCTACAAGGTGATGAACAAAGTAGATGTTATTTTTGATGATGAAAAGGCCATCAAAAAGAAAACAACGCACCCCTTTAAATTGCCACGATGTAGTGCTTCGCCAAAAAACTTTCGGGGACTGAAGGTTATTGAGGGCGGAAGGGCAGCTTCCATAACATATTGAGGATGATCCTGGTCGGGCTCGGCGGATGATCCGGCAGCGGATGACACCAGGACGGCAGCGCAAACAAACCCCCGATCATCACCACCCCCGGCCGCACACTGGCTTATCGATCTTGACCAGGGCAAAGACCAGGTCCCCTTCCGGATCGATCAACACAGGGCAAATATGAAGGCTGTCTTCACCTGGAAGGAATCACCGATCAGGTGAACGATAGATCACCGGACCCGGAGCGGGGGTTTGTACGTTATTCTCACTTTTAACATACACAACCTGGTCCGGGACCGGCGGATGATCCGGCAGCGGATGACACCAGGACGGCAGCGCAAACAAACCCCCGATCATCACCACCCCCGGCCGCACACTGGCTTATCGATCTTGACCAGGGCAAAGACCAGGTCCCCTTCCGGAT